GATAAGCTAGTGACTGGAGTTCAGACGTGTGCTCTTCCGATCTAATGTATAATTACTCTTACCATAAGCCTGTTTACTATTGTAAGAGTAATTATACATTACATTTACAACATTATTTTCACCACTAATAATCAAAGGGTCTTTAACTTCTTTATCGAGAATACAGTTGTCAATGATAGAATTATCACACCCTACATTTAAGAACGTTTTCCCTTTAACATCTGATATAGACTTAAACATAGAGTTAGTAAGTCTAACACCAGTACCAGTTAAGTTAGCTGATTCTACAACTGCACTTTCAAAATAACAATTAGAAATGTCAGACTGTACTTTAGAATTTAATTTTAGTAATGTATAGCCATCAGTAAAGAAACAGTTACTAATAGAACAGTTATCACAACTAACATCGATAATATCAACGTTGTTAACTTGTATATCACCATTACCGTCAAACCCTAACCCTGTTAATGAGAGATTTCTTAATGTACCGCTAATGATAGCATTTTTAACTCCACCTCTAATTACTACCCTAGTATTATACCTATCCTGTCCATACATTGATAAAGTATCATGTAAAGTTAATTCGCTAACTAAGTACGAACCGTTTGGGAAGAATAGAGTCATACCCTCATGCTGTGATGCATAATCAATGCAACCCTGAATAGCTTGTGTATCATCTGCTGTTCCATCACCACTTGCAGGTTTTAACCCGCTAGGCGGAAATTTAACGTTAAGGTTATAGTTAGCTAAAATTTGTGCGATAATAGCGTTAATATCACCACTTTCAATGTATTCCTTAATCTTTTTTTCAATATATTCTGGTATACCGTTTTGTGCTGTAATAACTTCATTAAGTTTGTTACAGACTTTAGATAATAGTTCGTAGTAACTTAAACTATCGTCATAAACCAATGGTAGTACCTTTTGGCAATAAAACCGTAATGTTTTTATAGTTTCATCCATGTTAAATTCCTCCTTTTACCACAATCCAAAAAATAGCTCATCAAATTCTTTAATAACTTGCATGTCAATATTCAAGAATGTTTCACGGTATTTCATGATTAGCGAACTGTAGTTTTCTGAGTTTTGTTTACCAACAATAGTTTCGATATAATCTTCTGTAGTGTCAACATTACCACTACTCTGTTCGCTATCTTTATAGGTACTACCACTTTTCTCGGTAGAATTACCACTCATACTCTCATTCCCACTATTTGAAGTGCTAATTTTTCTAGCGTCTGTCAGATAGGTCTGGTTATCAACACCAACTAAACCACCCTGTGGTGTATCACTGAACAAGTTCTTTTCTTCGCCGTTTGCACTACTATTCTTATTACTACTTGTTGTCTGTGTGTTGTTAATATCTCTACTTCCATTTCCGGTTCTATTGTCTGTACTTTTTTCGTTTTCAGTTCTGTTATGCTTTCTAGTTAAGTCAACATCATGGAACGGGTCAAACTTTAACTTAGCACTTTCATATAACTGATTGTAGTAAGGCATAATTTCTTCTAACTTAGTGTTAGCCCAAAGCTTCCAGATGCCTACAGTTTCACAGCAAATTTCTCTTAAATAATAGTGCTTTAAGATTTTACAACAAAGTATCTTTCTATAATCTTCATCAAAGAATGGTACTTTACTGGTAAAAATCTTGTCCCATGATTTTGATATAACTTCATCTACCGAGTTAAACCCAACACTTTCATCTAACCCACTATCAGTTTCACATATATACCTAACTTCTGTTGTGTATTTACTCATTTCCTGCACCACCTATCGTATCTGCACCTGGATCTTGTGGTTGATTATCGTCACTAACCTGCTGAAAATCTTCACGATAATTGACTTCGATATTTGTACCGAACATATCATTTATTTTTTCAACAGCTTGCCTTCGTGTTTCTAACCTGCTATATCTGCTAGCAATTGTACCACCTTGGTTACGTGTAACTTCATCGGTTATCAATCTTTCTTTCTTCTGAATATTGATATTGCTGATACCGAGATAAGTTAACGCTTCATTCCATATCTGTGTTTTTAACTGATACAATTTATCACATACATACGGGGCATTAGTGCTAAATGATTTCAATGAGTTAATATCCAGATTCTTGTCACCAAAAATAAAAGGTGCGTTCCCGTCATACTCTTTATATAAATTTAAGAGAGTAAGTCTTTGTTTTTCACTACCTTGTAACAACACAGGTGTTTTCTGTGCATTTGCATTGACATCAATAATTCTATCAATATTGTACAATCTTCGTGCAAACATTTCAACATCAAGAATACTGTTACCATGCAAGTAATTATTCCATATAATAACACTGTTATTATATTTTAGTAGCTTCTGATAATTGTTGTAACCACTGTATGCACGTCTAAGTAAAGGGTTACCATATACATCAAGTTTACCATTAACTATACAGTCTAAACACAAGTCACCTATCACTTCGTCTTTGAAATATACCATGCATCCCGTTTCAAATAAATGTAATTCCAGATATCTTGCATCAACTGTACTTGGTAGGTTCTTCCATTCAAACATGGATATAGCCAGTTCTGTTAACCTGTTCAAATACTGACGGTAAGTAAGATTATTCAGTATCATACTTTCGTCAAAAATGTCATGCTTTCTTCTTCCCACTTTATCACCACCTTATTATACTGGACTGTTATCTAAGTCATATCTGCCAACTTCATACCCGTTTTTCCAGAACGTCACACCGTTGTCATAGATACTACAAATTTTTTTCATATCATCAGACGGTACACTACCTGTCATTGTAGCACTAACAGTTTTTACATAGTTCCAATGCGGTCTACTGTTACGATTAGGTATTTTTACTCTCTTAGTTGCGTAACCAAACTTAGTAAAGAAATCGTCAATCATTCTGGCATATTGGTAACTTACGCTTATCCTACCGCCCCAAAAAGTTTTCTTTCCACTTGCAACATCAACGTTACCACTATGGATATTCCCTCTTGCCACGTCAGCCGCAATAGACGCTTTATACCCCTGCGATAAAAGATTCATTACAGTTCCAACTCCTGCTAGTACCCCTAGTGGTGGAAAACTTACACCTAAAGCAGACAATCCTAGAGCAGATGCGCCTGCCGTAGCTGTGGTTGCTAATGGGAGTGCGTTCTGTGCTACCCATGCTTTGAAAGAATCAGTAGACCAACTGCACATTGGATAATCGTCAAGTATCAATGATTCACCGTTAAGAGTTGTACCAACCTTACTGCCCTTGTACCCGTTTGGTCTTAATGCTACTTGTACTGGCATTGTAACTGGAACATCAACGTGAAGTGCTACAGTTAAATTTTTAAAAAATTCATATCTAAAACTGGCAGTAGATTTTCCGTTTTCTACTGATAAATAGTTATATGGGTAAGTGTACAGTTTATTGTTTTTAGGCTTGTACCCGTCAATAGTATCATTTGTTGTCAAGGCAGGAACAGAAATGTCAAACCCATAAGCACCTTTTGAAAACAGTAATTGCAACCCGTCATCTGGAATAGCTTCACCAGTAGCGATAACAGGACACATATAAAGCCCAACAATTGCATCTGGCTTTTGGTTATAGCTTTGCAATTTTTTGGTCAACGCGGTAACGCCTTTCTTATCTACGTTATACGCAAATAATGTACACCCACCGTAAATACCGTCATATAGTGTACCGTCTGGATCTTCTGCCGTGTCACATACCATGCATATAATACACAATGGGTCAAGAACTTTAGTTAATTTACCATACCCATTATATACATACTCACCGGTGTCAAGATTCTCTGGTATAATGTTAGCACCTATCTGGTCACTTTCCGAGTGTTCTCTTTCAACAAAGCAATAATCTGGTGAACAGTCAAATAACCACGTTTGCATAACATCAATTTCAAAACTGATATTAGATGTAACATCATTCACATATTCAACACTTGTGATAAAGGCATAGAACCATTTATTCCCATAAGCTGAATTTTGAAACATCATGTAGTTGCAATCATAAAGACTGTCAGCTTTAATACCGACTCTTGCTACACCTCTTTGTACTCTTTGATAACTATAGTTATTCATATTGTACTTAGTCAATCCACTAAAATAGCTGTACTGTGCGCCTGGACTGTCAAACCATAATGTATGGTCATATGTTGTATCTAGTGGCACATCTTTTAGTAACTTTATATTAGTCTGAGGATTTATATACATAATATACTCCTTTCTAACGGGTGTGTGACAGTAACTTAATACCATCACACACCCTTACCACTACCCTTTATTTAAGGTAATAGCTGTGTCAACAGTTGTAGCACCGGTAATACTTTCAATAGCTGTGTACTTAGTACCGTTAATCTCTGCTACCAGGTTAATATTTGTAGCAACCTGACTATTAGGAATCATAATACCACCATAACGCTGAACTGCGATACCTGCTTTGGATAACGCTTCTGTCTGGATAAAGTTTACATTATACGGCTTAAGGCTCTCTCCGTCTAAGTCTGGACTGATTGTAAATACTGTAGCTGTATCACTTTCGTCCTTAGCGTCTACATGTGCTGTGATTGAAGTAGGTAATGTAATTGTATCGTCATCTGTTACAAACACGCAAGCATTTGCAAACGGGGAATTGGAAACAGTTTTCCATGTGTGGTAGAAATAATTCCAGTACAAGCCTGATGCAACATACTTCTCTGTGAATTTGTTATTGTTGTCATAAACCTGAAACCAGTTCTCGTCCAGAATAACAGCTTTAACATTTTTCAACAGTTCGAGTTCAGTCGTAGTAACTTCTTCGATACCATCAGAATTAGCCCTGATAACGTCAAATCGTTCATTGTCGAACTCTGACCAGTTATCAATGAGGAACAATCTACCCATAAAATCCGCTTTGTCCATATTGAAAGCACTTGCAAGCACATTCACATCATACTGTGCATTGAACATAGCGTCCATGAAAATAACCTGTCTTTCTTTTGGTGTGTTTGTTTTAACACCTGCTTCATTGAACTCACTTGACATGAATGGTAATAAGTTGGAAGTACCTCTGAACTGAACAGCACTTTCTGTAAGTGCTTCGCCAGTGCCGATTGACTTTGGATACATTCTACCATGACTGATTGCTTTAATCAACAGGTACTTAAAGAGCAGGAACTCGTCATACTCTGCACCAGTGTAAACAGCATCAACAATCTTAGCAATAAGGTTCTGTACGCCATCAATACTAAGAAATGCCTGTCTTAAATCTTCATCCTGAATAGTTACTGGGTACATTACACGCCAGTTCATTACGTGAAATGCTGAGCGAACATCCGGGATACTTCTCTGGAACTCTCTCTTCGGTGCTTTTTCTGCACTAAAGTCTACTGCTTTTGCGATTGAAACAAAAATATCTTCTACAGTTTCACCGTACTCAAGATATCCTTTTTTAAGAATTGAATACGGGTTGTTAAAGTTTGCAGACTGCACACGCACAATAGCAATTCTGTTTACAAGTGCGTTAATAAACTGGTTTGCAAAAGCAGGTGTTCCGTAGATAACTTCTCCGACTTTAGGAATGTCACTTGCCTTTGCAACGGCCGGTACGTTCTGCTGATAATCATATGAAGCGTTCTGTCTGATAACGTTCATAATGTCAATTGTAGACGCATTAAGCGTACTATTAGCAATTCTTCTAGCCATCTTTTAAATCTCCTTAAATAAATCTGAAAATGTCCTTGGGGTATCATCTGGTTCTGGTTTTGGCTCTGGTTTTGGTTCTGGTTCTGGTTCAACTGAGAAAAATCTTTCTGTATATTTCTTTCTCCAATTCGCATCGTTTTCTTCATACTTACTTTTCCAGTCTGTGCCGTCACCTTTTGCTCTTTTTTCAAAGTCATCAAGTGTGTCGGTAAAGTCCTCTAAAAACGATATGGATTCATCATCTGGTTTTTCTCCTAACCTTGCTTTGAAACTTTCCAAAATTTCTTCTCTAGTTTTTACTGCCATCTAATCACCTCCTTTCAACTTAATAATGATATTTTAGCATCATCCAAACTGGCATTGATTTCTTTTTTGTAGTGTGTGTTCCACCACCTCCACCACCTGCCGATAAGAACCTATAAATAAGAACGGCATTGTTGAGTCTTTCGTCGACCGATAAGAACTCATTTTTTGAAAACCATTTGTTGATTGAAGTGTCATTAGCATGTTTTGTAATAAAGTCATAGCATTTTTCTGCATAGGTTACACGGAAATCCCATGTGTGATCGTGAATACCCTCCCAACCTACATTGAAAGCGTGTGTTAATTCAGCTAAATCTGTACTACTGGAAGTCAGAAAATCTGTTAACGTGGCATACTGACTAGCTTCATCTCTGGAATACCATACATTTTCGTGAATTAAATAATTTAACTGTCCAACGCCATCATCATCTTGATATCCATTTTCTTGAAGCCATTCATGCAATTTATAAAGTCTACCGTGTGTATCTCCACCAGTGTTTGTCCATTGTCCTAGTCCAAAACCAACATTTAAAGCAGTAAATGAACTAGCGTTCTGTCCTTCCCACATTCCAGGGTTTACACCACTTTCCTGCCACATATTACCACAAATTGCTGATACAACATATACACTACATCCGTAACCGGTTGCACCACCCTCGCCATATCTGAATAAACGTGGGAATGATGTTTCGTAATTTTGATTTCCGGTTGTTGAACCTATACTAACTTGATACTCTAGTGGCGCATTGTCTGTGTGCGCTCCCATGAATACACCTTTTCCCTTGCCACCTTTGTAGCACATTTCTGTGTGGGAAACTGAAAGACCAATGTCACCAGGTAAGTATTCACCACTAGCATCAACTTCTTTGAAACCTAGTGAAAGTAAAACATCTGCCTCTGTGTAAGTTGTGAAAGCGTTATATTTTGGTGCGTAGTTAGGTGTTGTAAATCCACCTGCTAAGAGTGCATAGTTTATGAAAGAACTGCAATCGTAATATGTAATGCCACCTACGGTCTGGGCATTTCTATATGTCTGACTGTATCCCACGTTAGGAGCATTACACGTTTCGATTGCCCATGAATAAGCTTTGTTGATGTCCGGCATGATATTATCCTAACATCTGGTTAACGAGTTTTTGAATCTCGTCGTAATTGTAACCTGCTTTTTCAAGTCTGTTTTTTCTTTCTTTTCCTACACCCCATACACCTTTAATAACTTCTCTTGCAACTTCGTCGTTCGACTTGTAACCACCTTTTGTAAAGAGTCCATTTACATAACTTTGTACTTCATCATAATTATAACCTGCGTTTTCTAAGAGTCTTTTTCTCTCATTACCTACACCCCATTTACCTGCAATAACCTGCTTAGCTATTTCTTCAATAGTGAAACCTTTATTGCTATTTGTGTTTACACCAGTAAATCGTAAATGTAAATCCCACCCTAGATAATAATTATAATAGGAAGTAATTCGAATTTCTTTACCTGTCTGGTCACCAGTTTTACCACCTGTTACTGTACCTTTTTCGTTGATTGACGCTTCAACTATCTGGCTTTCATTGATACTCATACATACGTGGTTTCCCCTGTTTAAATGTATATCACCTGCTTTCCATGGTGCTTTGCAATCTACAAAACCTGCTTTTCTTAACTGTGATTCTAAGTTGCCTGTCCATGAATATGGTGAAACACCAAAACCTGCATAGTGTAGTGCTGTTCCTACCAGTGAACTACAGTCATAATCTGGACCGTTTCTGTGCTGTTGGTCATAACCATGAATATTGTCCCTTGCTGTGTTAATCATGAAAGAAACAGCTTTGTTAATGTCACCCATTTATTACACCTCTCTTATTCAGCAATAATTCAATAGATTTACCTATAAACCATAATGGTTTTGCATCATGTGGAGCTGATTTAAAGAAAGAATCAATAACTTCAAATGGCTCGTCTACTGTTTCACTGATCTTTGAAACAATACTTAATCGCTCTTCTTCTATTTCTTTATCTGTTTTTCCATTCATTGGTTGTGAAATAAATATTCGTAACATTTTAATTTTCCTTTCTGGTGTTTGAAATGTGAAAAAGTTCCATAAGTTTGCCTGGTAAAAGGTCTGAGTTGATTTTGGATATATTTTCTAGTATTGAAACTAGCTCGGTTGTGCATACATAAAGGACAATAACTGGTAATATTGCTACACCTAGTTTAAATCCTATAACATCACCGTACCCATCAACTAACCAAGCCGTAAAATAACAGAAAATAAAACCCACTTTTTTGAAAAGACCATCACGTAGTTTAGCGGATTTAATGTCTTTATTTTTTATGGCTGACACGAGACCAGTTAGTATGTCTAGGGCGTTAAACCCTAACGCTACAAAGATTGGATATAAGTTCTCCATGGTATCTCCTTTCTTATTTAATTCATCTTTATTATAGCACAATACTTGCAAAAAATCAATGGGTATGTTATAATAAAGATGAATTAAATAAGATCGGAAGAGCGTCGTGTAGGGAAATTTTTGATATGCCAAAATATTATGACGGTACTAAATTATTGTCAATGTTAGATATCAACGGTAACAAGCCAGAAATCTATATGGTTACTTCAAACCGGAGTGCGGGAAAGACAACTTATTTCAGCAGACTGTGCATAAACAGATTTCTTGATAAAGGCGAAAAGTTTGGACTTATTTACCGTTATAATTATGAGCTTGATAACGTGGTAGATAAATTCTATAAAGATATAGGAAGTTTGTTCTTCACAGATCATACTATGACATCAAAAAGACGGGCAAGTGGAATTTTCCATGAGTTATTCTTAGACGAAAAAAGCTGTGGGTATGCTATAAGTTTAAACAGTGCCGACCAGTTGAAAAAATATAGCCATTTATTTGCTGATATTTCTAGGCTAGAGTTTGATGAATTTCAAAGCGAATCTAATCACTACTGTCCTGATGAAGTAAGAAAGTTTATTAGTATTCATACGTCTATTGCAAGAGGTCAGGGGGAACAGGTTCGTTATGTGCCTGTCTATATGATAGCAAACCCTGTCAGTCTTATAAATCCATATTACACAAAAATGGAAATAAGTGCTAGACTTCATAAAGATACAAAATTTTTATGATATGGCAAAGCCTTGGCTTGGGAAAGTCGGGGCTTTGTTTCATTATATGCATTCTTTACCGATGGATATGAAAAGAGGATGTATCGGAATTTTGATACACCCTCAATCTAAGAGTTCCTCTTAATAATGTTTTACCGTTCAACTTTGGGAGTACAAAAAATCAGTACCTCCTATTTTGCAACAATCTTTCTACAAATAATTAATCTTTGTTTTCTTTTTTCGAACGGTCACGTTTGTCTTGACGTTCGGGACGAGGTTGTAATGCTTTCATAGAAAGGCGGAACTTTCCGGTCTT